GGCGCAAGTGAGCCTAGGTCATTGGCAACTCCTGCTGCCTTCTTGACCATGCTGATTGCTGACTGTATGCCAGCTAGTGCCGTGATTGGATCTATCATTTCTTTTCTACCTTCTTCCATTCAATACAGTAGACTTTTCGGTTGTAGACATCCCCAACCCACATCCACTTAACGCACCTGTACTCAATAGATACAGCCAGTAAAAGACTAATTAATTCCATGCCCAGATGATTACTGAGAATGACCAAATAACAAGGGCAACCATACCGACTGCCGCAATTGTTGCAAGCAGCCAGTCTTTCATTTTATCTAAACAAATCAAAAAGCCCTTGAACTGGCTTTTGAGGTATGAATTCGTCAGGGTTTGTAGTTGCTTCTGTCATAGCTTGACCCATTGCAGTGCCCATGCCACCAGCACCTTGCAGTTGTTCACCAAGTAAAAATCGAGTTCCACCTTGGCTAGAAAGTACATTAGCTAATCTATTGGCTCCTACTGGAACTGCAGCAGCAGATGCCGCACTAATGAGTCCAGTTCCAAACCCACCCATACCCAAACCTTCGGCAATTTGACCACCTAGACCAAAGCCACCTGCGATACCAGTTCCACCTGCCACATAAGGCAATAAAGCCGCACCAGTAGCAGGTGCAACTTTAGGTGTAACAGCGCCACGAGTCGTATCCACAATGTCTCTCAACATAGTGATTTCATCTAGCAATGCAGGGTTATCAGCAAATGCAACACGTTGTGCCGTTGGACTATCTGGTCTGCCAAGATTTAAAGTTCTTGTAAATGCAGGTGCTGAGAATCCAGTAGCCGCATCAGGATTTATAGCTCTGTTCCTAGCTTCATTCAGAATAGAGTATTGAGCCGCTTGTTTACCAGTTGGCGACATCAGGCTAAAAGCAAGTTCTGCCGTTGCAGGGTTCTTGTCAAAGCTAAAACTTTGAGCCACCAAATCAATGTCGTTTTGCGGAGTCTTGCTAGATACAAGTTTGTAGATGTTTGTATCTTGTCTAAAAGGCAAAACAGTCTCTTTAAACTGAGCCATTGCCTTTTGGTGTTGTGCGCCAGCAGGTGTAGTCAATGGCATACCATCAGGAGCAAATCCAGGTGTCGCCCATACATCTACGTCATCAGCCAAACCTTTGTATAACTGATTTATTGAATTTAACTGCTTCTCGCTATAAGAGCCTGGCACAAGACCCTTGCGAACACGCTCCATCTCAGAAAATACAGTAGATTGCAAATCACGTAGCTCTTTGTATGAGCCACCGCCACTTTGAATTAATGTATTTAACTTCTCAATTGTTTTCTCAATAACGGGAGTCTGAGAAGTAGATGGGAATTGATTAATAACATCAATTGTTGCTTGGTTTGTATTACGCAGCGGAATGATGTCATTACCAGCCAATGCTTCTGCTTGTTTAAATTCAGGGCTTACATTTGCTTTAGCAGTTTGATATTGCTTACGCAAGTCATCAGCAATGATCTTTTTCTCGCCACCTTCAGACATTCTTGAAGGACGCAAGTTTTCAGTAGTTTTCTCAATTAACTTTTTAACTTGATCTGCTTTTACTTGATTAGAAGACTCTTTTGAGAACCCTAATTGACGTAATTTATCAATAGTCCCTGCGCCTGGGCCACCAACATCACCAACATCTACATTGACACCACGTTGAGCCGCAGATTCAATAATCTGACCAGTAACAGGATCACGATAACGTGTGCCAGAAGGAATATTTCCTGCACGAGCTGCAACCGCACCAGCAGGTAAACCTGCCGCCAAGTTGATACCAAGCAAAGCTAGTGGGTTTTGCACATCGTAAACATTACGAGCAATTTCAGCAGCACCAGTACCAACAGTAGCACCTGCTGCTTGAGCAATAGGTTGAGCCGCCAATCCACGACCAACAACTTGAGCAGTTAAATTAGGTGCTTGTTGCAATAGACCACCTGCACCACCCATAGCAGGAATACCAGCTACTGCACGAGTTACATTGGCAATGCCACGTTCAAAACCAGTTTGAGGTTGTGGCAAACCAAGTAAGGTTGCAAAGTTTGACATTGACTGACTAGGAGTACCAAGTTGACTGCCAGTTGCCCTGTTAATTAACATATTCAATGGTGATCCAACAATGTCAGCAACCTGTCCTAGACCCTCCATGCCATATCTAGCAGTCAAACCTACTTGACGGGCAATTGAATCTGTATTTTGTCTTACAGGTGCTTGTGCAACTACTTGCCTACCAAGTAATGCTGGATCAATATCACGATATCCAGCTTGAGGAACGGGAATAGTCCCAACATCAGATGTCCCAATGTTAGCAATTGGTGTTGGTTGTGTTGGCCTACCAATTAAAGAAGGATCAATATCACGATATGTAGCCATGTTTGTACCTACAACTTTCTCAACATAGTTTTGCGTTTCTTTAAATGGAGGGACACCCCCATACTTTTGAACATTGCCAGGCCCTGCGTTATAAGCTGCAGCAACCAATGTAGGATCTTGAAACTGTTGTGTCAACTGGCTTAGATACTTAACACCACCTCTGATATTATCTTTCCATTCCATTCTGTTAACACCAAGATCTTTGGCAGTAGCACCCATCAATTGCATAGGTCCATAAGCACGATCACCAGTTCGTGTTTTAGGTCCTATTGCGTTAAAAGCACCACCTGATTCTGTCTCAACAATCTTTTGCACTAAAGAATAAGGAACGCCTTGCCTTTGGGCTTCTTGCCTAGCAAATTCGTAAACTTGTTCTTTGGTTGCCATTAGTTATAAACCCTAAAAATTCCGCTAGGCAATTGATATGCAGTTTTACCCTTATCAGGACCAGCAGTGACAGGGAAACTAGGCAAGTATTTACGTAACTTTGGATCTTCAAAAATAGATGAACTACCTTGTGGTGTCTGTGACCATTGTTCAACAACATTAGGAACAGGGTTCTTGGTTACATAGTTGTAATAATCTTTTTTGCGCTGATTAGCAACACGAGTAAGATCTAAATAGTATTGAACTGCTTCTTTAGGGTTTGTAATTTGTGGACCACGAGATGCACTAAATTGAATATCTTTGTCAGAAGTAGCTCCAACCAAGTCTTGAATATTTGCAGACGCAACATCAGCAACTGATTGCAAGAACAAAGGCGAGTCAACAGCAACTGCTTTAGCTCTGTCGCCACCAATGCCCAAACCTGTAGCAATTGCTGCAGCTTCAGATTTAAACCCTGCAAACTTACCTGGCTCAAACGCACCACGATTGATAATGTTTTGCAGGTTTTGTAAACTTGCATCAGAACTTGTAGCTGCTTGGAAGCCTTTAAAAGCAGCCTCTCTAACAGGTTTATATCCCTCAAAAGCTTGCACTTCTGAAGCAGATAATGCAGTTGGTTGACCCATAGCCGCAGCTTCTGTTGTACGAGTTGTTCTACCACTAACAGGGTTTATAACATTAGTAGGAGTCGTTTGTAATTGAGCTTGACCTTGACCAAATTGTTTATCAAACGCTATTTGTTGTTGTACTGTCCTCATATTGGGAAGCAAATTAGTTTGAAGTATTCCAGCATCATTAAAACTTAATTGCGCTCCAACTGGAACTTCGGGCAATGTTGTTGCAACTTTTGATTGCAAATAGTTCTGCACAGGAGCCGCAGAAAATCCACCAGTTAAAGGATTAAATTGACTTGTAATGCCTTCTTTTTGTGTAGGCAAGCCACGAATAATTTGTTGATTAGGATTAAGAACCAAATCACCCTGAACTTTAGGTTGCAAGTTTTGCAATGCACTAGTCAAACTAGGTAATACTGCAGCGGCATTTGGATTAGTCGCCAAGCGTCCTAAACGTGAATATGCAGCATTAAAATCAATAGGCTGATTTAAAATCTGCTGCTGTCTTAATGCGGCTTCAGGAGATGGGCCAAAGTCAGTAGAAGTACGAGTTGGTTGGTTTACTAATGCTCTTTGACCTGCCTGTGCTGGAGTTGGAAAGAACTCTTGTTGAATTGAACCAAGCTCTTGCAACAAGCCTTGTTGTTGCTTTGTCTTTTGCAAGTTTGGAATTATGTTTTGCACAGCTTGGTAGCCAGTAGCAATGCCACCACCACCAAAGATGCTTCCTAACAGGAATTGATTGAGAGCATCATCCTTAACGGCTTTTTGCTCTTCAGGAGACAAGCCTTTTAATTGCTCTTTTGGTAATAGAAATTCCATGATAATTCCTTACTTAATTACGCTTGCACCAAAGCTTGAGCCACTTGACGAGCTTTGCATACCAGAGCCACCACCAACATTGATACCCAATGCTTGATTGAGAATCTGTTGTTGCTCCAATGGCAGATTGCGGATTGCATCCAACTGAGCTTGAGAGAACTGTTGTTGCACAGCACCTTGGTTTGCAAGTTGATTTGCACCTGCAAAGCCCATTTGTTGGCCTTGACCAGCAATGTTAGCAAGCAATCCACTAGAACCAATACGTTGTTGATTAGCAGTTAATCCTGCACCTTGATTAGCTAAGTTAGCTTGCAAGAAGTTCTGTGCGTTAGCCAATGCAACTTGATTCTGTGCGGCCTGATTAGAAAGGTTAACTTGTTGTTGATTCTGCGTGTTTAGCTGACCAACATTAAAGTCATAACCTTGGTTCGCTAAAGCAGACCTTAACATGGCATCTTGGTTTGCTTGAGCCGCAGTCAATCCAGTTGCTTGATTTGCACGAGCCGCTTCCAATGCCGCTTGCTGATTAGCTAAACCAAACTGTCCTGCCAATTGCAAAGACTGCTGAGTAGTAGCCAAATCTTGAGCTTGATTAAGTTGTTGGGCTTGCATTAAACGAGCCAAATCAGCTTCAGATGCACGTTGTGCCTGATCGTAAGCTTGAGCATTCTGTTGAGCAATAAACTTTTGTGCAGTTTCACCAAATGCACGATTTGTTTCTGCTTCTGCTACACCTTGGCGAGATCCACCAAAAGCACGAGCCGCAGTAGCTTGAGCAGCAGTTTGTTGCTGTTGCAACTGGCGTGAACGCTCTAACTCTGTTAATCCTTGCTCAGTAACTGCCTGAGTATATGGATTCATATATTGCTGGATATTCTGGTTTAAGAACGAACCAGCCTCAATATCACGAATATTTGCACGAGCTTCAGGAGCAATTTGTCTTAATGCTTCAGAAGCAACATCAGCACCAGAAACACGATCTGCGGCAATACGCTCTGCGGCAATACGCTCTGCATTAACATCACGAACTGTTCCACGGCCTAATTGAGCCGCTTGAGCCAATGCCGCTTGGACATCACGAGATGCAACATTTTGTGGTTGATATAGTCCTGCACTAGTAGCCAAAGTACCCGCAGTCCCAAGCTGACGCATTTGCCTACTATTAGGATCAGCAAACTGGCGGGAAATGTCAAATGAAGCCTGTTGGTCAGGAGTAAACCCCGCAAACTCTCTAGGAGCTAAACCAGCAGAAACGCCTTTAGCAGTCTCCAAATTAGCTAAATACGCATCTCTAAATGCGGGGTCTAATTGCGACTGTGATGATTGTTTGGAACTTGATAAACTCATCTTATATCTCCGTACTCAAGAAAATTCTTGGTTCAACCTTGTAAATCTTACTCATAACCTTTTCCCATCCTTTACGGCCTGTCATGGTCATGTGTGTACATCCTTCTAATTTGCCGTGTTTTTCAACAAATGGAAGAATTCTTATAACTTCATCCATATCTCCTGCCGCTAGGAATATATGTATTGATTTCTTCTTGGGATGGGTAATTATTTCAGTAACGATGGCAGTATTAATACCAGGCCAAAATTGCATTTCATCTTTATCGAGGGCCATTGCGACATCCTCAAGACTATGCGTTCCGTTACCATATTCTAGCGCATTTAATAATAATTGCTCACTTTCCTGAAAGTAAGGAACCCACCATTTTGGCTTTCCATCTTCAGTAAACTTACTGCAATCTATCATCTCATGCTGCCAAGCTTTCCATCAAACCTGATAGTACCTATTCGCCAATCAGTTAATCTAACACCCTCAATCTTTGCCGCTACTTGTCTTCCGCTTATGCGTACTGAAGTAGGGCTTGCCATTGAATATGGGCCATAGTTGTATTCTGTTGCATTAGGGTAAAACTTGGTACTAAACCGAACCTGAACATCACCTAGAGTCTTTTCATCAGGAACTAGACCTGTCAGACTCATGGTTCTGTCTCCAACTCCTAGTTCTACAGGTCCTGACTCGGCAAATATTGTCTGGGAATCATAGTTAAAGCCAACTTCATGCTCATAGACGTACCCGTCTGTAGAAACCATAATTGGGTTATTAAAGATTCCACGATCTGTACCGCACGTACGTGCTAACGTACCAATGGCCCAATGATTCTCACGATAGTTGTAAGAAACGTAAGAATCTACTTCATTAGATGCGGCACTTGGGTAAAACCACCAAATCTCGCCATAAGTAGAATTGTGGACGCAATAAACCTTAGAAGATTGAGTAGTGTTCATGTTACTAAACACATAATCTGAAACATCAGAATTTAATGGTTTAACAAAGCCATCGTATATCCAAAATCCTGATCCAGACATCCAAATACAGGCATTGTCAGTAGCGGCTACTGCTTGCTTAGAAATAACGCCACAACCACTACCTACACGCTCAAAACTATAAATGAATGGAGGGCCAATATAAGTGGCAGTATGTACATCCACATCAGTAAACAGAATAGTAGCGCCACGAACCCGTTTAGCGCATTGCAAAGAGCCAATAGTGGTTAACTCAAAGTCACCAGCTTGGTTAGTGGCAGCAGGAGTCCATACAGTATTGTTTTCTTGGTCACACCATTGAACTTTACGAGGATTACCACCCGCACCCAATGCAAATAAGAATCGTTCTTGAGTAGTAATTAAGCCAGTACAGCTAGTTGGAGCATTTGTGATCGCAACAGCATCATTGGCAAGGTTTAATTGCCATTCAAGCAATTTACCATCCTTTGATGAACAAGCAACCAAATACTCACCCCATGTGTCCAAAGACCATGTTGTGGCAGGAGTATATGAGCCTAAATCTGGTCTAGCAACACCATAGGCAGAACTTCCATAAGTTCCATAGCCATAACCAATTTTTAGTACTGCATCTGCATCACCAACAGTAAATGTTGCAGGAGTGATGTCGGTTAAAGTACCGCCCTCATTCATTGAATACAGTTTTGAATGTGTACCAATTCCGATACGTCTATTGTTGGAGTTATCACGCCAGTTAATCAATCCACGTGCCATGCCCGTTAATTGAGAGGTCGCACGTTTTCTCCATCCACCTACTGGACGGATAGTGCCTTCGTACCAACGTACCAAATTTGATCCGTTCCAACGGCCTTTAGACTGATACTCAGTACCATTCTTATATACGCCTGGAGGAATTTGTAGTGGAATGTAAGCCATATCTGTATTCTATTCCCTAGGTAGGTTGGAGACAAAGCTAATTGTAGCAATTACAGATGGAATTGATGGCCTAGTTGGTGTTGAACTAGCAACGTAATGTTCAATGTATGCCCCAACGTCACTTGTTCTCCAAACAATCTGAACATAATCATTTGCAGTTAGATCAACAAAGTAATTTAAAGCACAAATAGTATGAAATGGATCTCCAGCTCCTTTTCTTGGAGCTAATCCATATCTACTGTTAGATTTGTCAATGTTTGTACCATTTTTTCTAAACCAAATGTCTATATCTTGTGAGGCATTTGTTGTATTTATTAATTGAAGTGAAAATTGAATGTTATAAATTCCTGAGTCTGTAACATTAAGTCTTGAACTGTTTGATAAAGTGACTCCATTTGCGTAATCAGTTGTATCAAAAGTTATAGGATAGGCAGTAGTTGTATTGGCAGCAATCTGATCTGTGCCATCTTGGAAAGCACCATAAGGATTATTTAGGTACTTGCCACCCCTTGGGCCAATAACAGACTGTATTGAATTAACCAACTTCGTGAAAAACAACCTCAAAAGTCCATTATTTTGATTCTGGAGACTTTGAGAATAGACAATTCCTGATGTACCCAAAGAAGGTATAGCAGGAATATCTAGTTGTTGTTTTACATTAGCCATTACTTTTTAAGCCATGTCTGCCAAACTGCACCCGCAGCAATGACCAACCCACCAATCCACAAAACTGGTTGAGCAATAGATGCTATCCAGTTAAGAACCTTTACAGCACCCTTGGCAGCGTCAATAGCAGTTACAAGGTCTTTAGTGTTCTTATCTATCTCATCTACCTTTGCTTCAACAGCTAATAGACGCTCATAGATTTGCTCATGGCTTACATCGGTCATGGTGCATCAGGCCAAGTAATAGTCCAAGGGAAACCTGTCTGCGTAGTTACATCACGCAAGGCTTGACGATAGGTAGCCCATACTACTTTATCAACAGGAGCATCAGCTACTTGCGTCCAATCACTTGCAGATAGTTTTTCACCACGTTGCTCACGGATTGTTTTGGCTTGTTCAGCGTCTTTAGCAATAATTGCTTCAGAATCCATTTCAGCCACAGAATATTTTGTGTACCATTTGCCATCAAGTTGCTCTACGCCATCAGCAAAAGCTATTTGATAGCGTGTAGGGCTTGCTTGTGCGCCTTCAAAGACTACATCAGCACCTAAAGCCTCTAAGACTTCAGTTGTTGTTATGTCCCATGATGGGCCACCATTGGCTTTTGTGTATGCACGAAATTCTGCTTCGTACATGACTGCGCCTGTTTGTGTTCTGATTTGCATTTTAATTACCTCAAGCAATTGCTAAAAATATGTAGGTTGCGCTACTGGTGTTGGCATTAGAACCAGACACCTCGTTAACAACAAAGCCTGTGCTATCTGTGTCTAACCAATCTTCGCCTGTGACTTCTGCATTTGTGTTATTTAATTCAAGGTAGGGGTCATTTCCAGAAACAATCCCTCGTGCTGAATCTGACACCATCCAGTCGCCAGTTGAATCTGTACGCTTTATAAGCACAAACCTTGCACCACCTGTGAAGCCACAGTTAATAGTCTGCGATGAGCCATTACCTGTGTATGAGCCTACTTTGGAAACACCAGCGCAAGTGGCAAATAAGTAAACAACAAAAGTAGCTCCGCTACTTGTATAAATGTCATTTCTTACATTGATTGTTGTTGCTGTTGAGTATGTTGCTAAAGCAATGGCAAAATCAGTTGTTTCTGCCGCATCTGAATTTAGATTAAGTAATTTTGCAGGTCTATTAAGTGTTGTTACACCCCAATCGCCTGTTGAGCTTCTCTTTTTTACAATAGCAAGTTCTGGAATTACACCAAGATTATGATTTACTGTTTGTGGCGTATTTCCATCCCCTGTATAGCAAACCACATCCATATAAGATGGCGCACGTCTAAAATTCCAAGAAATTAAAGTTGTATCCTGAGAACCAGATGCAGTACCAAAACCAGTCATGTAATCAAACTTAGCGGTTGCATCGGTACTTTGTGCGCCAGTTGAATTTAGCTCTAACTCTTTATCGCCCGTCAAGCGTGAAAAAGAATTGGAAGCACCACCAGTTCTATCCTTCCAAATACCAAAGTCAGTTACAAAACCAGAATACCAACTAGGTGGAGAAGGAGTACCATTGTAAAAATCTGAAGCAAACACACTAGTCCCACTTGTAGGCACTTTCATTGGGCCTCTACGAATGGCTATGTAGATGTATTTTGAAGAACTACTGTTTATATATGAACCAGAAGAACCTATCTTAAATCCAGTTGCTGTTGGATAAACAAAAGATAGATTAGCGCCCTCTCCGTTTTCCGCTGAAGCGTAAGGAGGATATAAACCATTTCCACCACTTAATGAAGAACCACGCATGGTATCAACTATCACTGCCGCACCACCTCCTCCAGTTACTCGTCTAATTAAAAGCCATTGTGGTTCAAAATCTAAAGTTACTTCAGGGCCATTAGATGAGCCGTTTCCATCATAGTTCCCACAAGTAATTACATTGTCTGTGCCAGCTAATCCAAAGCCTCCTGCGTTAGAAGCAAAAAGATAGGCGACATAAGTTTGTCCAGAATCATTTACACCACTGCTAGAGCCAACAGTAAATACTGTCGATGTTGGTGCTGTATTGTTCCAAGTTGAACTACTTGTATCTTCAATACCAGTGCCATCTAACTCTATAAAATAGTTTTGTGGTGTTGTCCCGTTATTTAACTTTTGGTGATATATAGTCCATGAACTTGCACTTGTTGTGTTTTTTACAATTATGCAAGCAGGAGTTGAACCTAAAGCATGAGATACAGTTCTTGCTGAACCTGTCCCTGTATAAGTCACCACATCAAAGAACTTTGGTTGCTTGCGGAATGTCCATGAGCAGTAACGCTCCCCCAAGTAATCTAGCTCCGTATCACCTGACAGGGTGTAGCCGTTATTGTTGAAGGAGGTGAAACGACTTTCTGTTGTCTCCGCTGCGGTTGTTTGTGTTTGGAGTTGTTTTGTCGGCCCTCTGGCGGTGTCATACAAAGCGTGTCCAAACGGATTTATTCCGCTTCTCCACTTACTCCAAACAAGTCCACCTTTGCCAGCCAAGTCAATCCCATTGTTGATTGCCAGCACTGAACTTGTACCCGTGTAAACGTAGGTCGAAAACACATCCTCAATGTAGTTAGGAACAACAGGAACACCACCACCAAAGGCATCGTAACTAGCCGCACCAGAAGTTGCTTGTAATGGCATGGTTTAAGCCTTAAATTGTGTGTTGCTTGCCAAGACTGTGAAAGTCGCACTACCTGTCTTGATAATCAAATAACGATAGCTATCAATGCCACTAGCATTGCCCGCAGTAGGCGCACCACCTAGCCAACGTGTCGTAACACCTGATGTAGTGCCATCAACTTGAACAGCAGAGTTGTAGTAAGCAGTAGAGCCTTGAGTAACCAAGAAAGCCACAGTCATTGACTGACCTGTACTCATCAAAGTATTCAATGATGTACCGCTAGAGCCTCTGAAGTTAACTGTCCAGTTAGCACTTGCGTTGCTTGTGTAATACAAAACAGACTGAGTTGTAATGTCGTAGGCAATCGTGCCAGTAGCCGCAGTTGCTGATACTGTAGCTACCTCTGCCGCATCGTTTAGGATAATAGCCTGAGCTGAGGATGTGCCAGAAAATGTCTTTGTTCCTGTGAATGTCTGAGCGCCAGCAAGAGTTGCGTCACCAGTTGCAGCAGCAACAAAACTCAAAGTACCAGAGCCGTTTGTTTTCAGCACATAGTCTGCTGTGCTGTCGGCTGTGGGTAGAGTAAACGCTGTGACAAAACCCTGAAGGTTTGAGTCATAAGCCAACACATCCGTACCAATTGCCAAACCAAGGAATGAACGAGCAGAAGAACCACCAGCACCCAAGGTAGTCAAGTCAGCATCGTAAGCCTGAACATCAGTTCCAATTGCCAAGCCAAGAGCAGT